TCCTTCGGCAGCCGCTTTATGGCCTCCAGCACACTGAGGATGGCTGCCGGGCCGTCCTTCTGCATCTGGGCCGCCAGCTTCACGGTGTCGATGCCAAGCTTGGCAAAGGCCGCGCTCTGGGCCTTAGTTGCAGAAGAACCGGCCGTCAGCGTGAGGAGGAAATTCTTGATGCCGGTGGCGGCCACTTCCGGAGCGACCTTCATGGAGTCCAGCGTGGCGGCCATGGCAGTCATGGGCTTGGCGGAAATGCCAGCCACCTGCCCCAGCGAACCTATGCGCCGTACAACATCGGCAATGCCGGCTTCCGAAGCGGAAGAGGTGTTGGCGTACTGGTTCATCAGGTCGAGCATCGAACGGGTCTGCTCGAAAGAAAGATCCATGGCGGTGCGATAGCCGCCAATGGCTTCGGCGGCCGCTTCGTTGCTCATGCCGAAGGCCACAGCCATGTGGGCGGAAAGGGTGGCAAACTCTTCCAGGTCTTTCGTGGCGGTCAGCCCCTGCTGGCCACCGGCGGCATACAGGGAAGCTATCTGCTCATGAGTGAGAGGAATGCTCCGGCCAAGCCTTTTGACCGAAGCCTCCATCTCGTAATAGGCGGGAGTAAGGTTGCCGGCGCTGTCCCTCATGCCGTCAATGGTTTTGGCGGCATCGGCCATGGCCGTCTCAAAGGCGATGGCAGAGCGCACAGGAGCCGACACCACCATGAGGTTGGCCGCGCTCCCTATCATGGAACCACGGATCTCACGGCGGCGGTCGCTTTCCTGCTGGCGGCCCACCTGAAGATCCTTCAGCGTAGTCAGCTGGCGAAGGGAAGTCTGCGCCTTGAGGTGAGCCTTCTCCCAGGCTTCTACGGAATCACCATAGGCAAGGGCGGCCTTGCGGGCCTGCTCATAGCGCTGCGTAACCTTGGCCAGTTCAGCCTGGAGCCGGGCAGAATTGTCGCCAGCGGCCACCTTCTGTTCCAGGCCTTCCTTCTGCTGGGAAAGGGTTATGGCCTTGGAAAGTACGGAAGCCTCGTGCCGGGCCTTGCCCAGCTGGGCCGTAGTAGCCTTGATTTTATTGGAGACTATGTTAAATGCAGAATTGACAGAGGCTGCAACACTTGCACCAATGACGAATCCCACGCCGAAATTCTGAGGCATAACTTACTCCAAGGGCAGATACATGGACGCGAACACTATTGCAGTATGGCTTTTTATAGGAGCCCTGATAGCGTTGCTGGCCCTGGCTCTGGCAGTATTCCTGCTTTATGTGCTGGTAGGGCTGTTCTCGGCTTTCGCGCTGACCTTTCTCCGCCTCGAAAAGATGTACGATTCCTTCCAGGCATGGCGGCTGAAAAAGGCCTGCACCTAGCGCCTCATCATCTCATCCACACTCCGGGCGGCATCCAGCCAGCCTTCCAGTTCATCCATCGGCAAGGCCATGACCTCTGCGCGGCTCCAGCCCGTCAAACGGGAAAGCAGCACGCAGAGCTTCATGGCTTCCTTTTTATTCGCCAGACTTCCCGAGCCGAAACTCAAGAAACTTGGCCTGGATTTTCGCATAGTCGCCGGCATCCAGAGTCCGCATATCTTCGATGTTCATGCCGCACAGGCGCGACATGAGGCGCACCTCACCAGCCACATCGCTTTCGCCGGTGATAGGGCAGTCCATCAGGTCGCCCAGGGTGGGACGGCGCATCTTCACGGAGCTCAGAAGCTTGTCAGGAAGCTGCACCGGGAATTCAAGGATTATTTCCACTGTGTTCATGGCCTTTCCCCCATGTTTCCATGTTCATGTGTTTGAGCCTGTCGCGCTCTTCCGCAGCCTTCGCGTTGTTGAAGCGATCCAGCGAGCCCACGAGGTATCCGGTTATGCGCCGGATACGCTCGAAGGGAACGCCAGCGCCTATGACGGGCTCGGTCATAGGCACGCCTAGATCATGCCAAGGTTGATGCGGAGGGCCTGGAGAAGGTCGGCACCTTCGATTTTGCAGATGAAGTTCATCTTATCGATTTCCAGCTGCTCCAGCCCGCCGATCCACATTTTGATATAGGTCACTTCCAGCTCGGTTTCGGAGTCCATTTTCTTGCCGGGCTCCATCTTGCCGATGCCAGTGGTCTTGGGCATGGCCTGCATGACCACCTTCACAGGCACGTCCACGAATTCACCGGTGCCGGCATCCTGCTTCTGAATGCTGCCGCGCACGTCCAGGTGATGCGCCTGCGGAACCAGAAGCTGCACACCGGCGGGCTCCACCACGTTCCACGCGATTTTGCACTTCATGGATTTGAAGTGCCCCTTCACCGGAACTTCCACTTCACCGCCAAGGGCAAAGCCGGTCAGGGTTTCGGTCATGTATTCCAGAGAGGGCAGTTCAACACTGCCAGTTCCCAGAAGCACGCTGCCTTCGTTGTAGATGCGGGCATCGGAAAGAAGCGCCGGGATCAGATTCGTTTTAGCCAGTGCCATAGGCTGCTCCTGTTACGAGAAAAGAGTGGACAGATAGTTCACGTCATACTCCAGCGTGAAATCCAGTTCGCTGGCCGCGCTGGGAGGAGTGACGAACACGTGGAACCGGGCAATGCCGGCCATCAGGTCAGTGGAAGGATTCTCTTCTTCCAGGAATTCCACACGGCCGCCAAGGATGAACTCGCGGGCAGTCAGGCCGTTCAGCCACACGTTCAGCGAATCGCACACAGTCTCGATAAGGCGGCGGCGAAGCGGGCTGGAAACCTTCTGGAAGGCGGTAAGGATGATGGAATTGCCTATCCAGTTGAACATCATGCGAACAGGGATCTGCACTTCCTTCACATCGGAAATGCCGGGATACGCGCTGGTCAGGTCGCCCCAGAACACATAGCTGCTGGTGAAATTGATGAAGGTGCTGATGCCGTTGCCGTTCAGGTAGGAGGCCTGGTCGAGCGTGAGGTTCAGCTCCTCCTTGCCGTATTTCACACCATCGGCCTTGAGTCCGTAGTTGGAAGGGCTCCAGAAGGGGATGTCGTCATTTTCAGCGGCCCGGCGGCAGATGCCGCAGGCTTCGTGGATATCGCCATGCTCGGTGAGCCCGTTGTAGGTAGGCCTGCCGAAAGTGGCGATGAGATGGCTGTCGGTAAGGCCGTTGTCGATGAGCCAGGCCGGAGCCTCGGTATAGTTCTTCAGGGTTTCCGGGATGGTGATATGGCCCTGAGCACGGAACACGCCGGAAATATCGGTGCAGGCGGAAGCAATGGCTATGCCCACAGCCGGAATGTCGCTGAAGCCGGGAGCCAGCACCTGCCCAGGCACAAGGCGGAACTTGGCAAACACGCTGGAAACCAGGGAAAGGCCGGTGGGCTTCAGCGTTTCCGGATCCACTCCGCCTATCACGTCAGTCGCCGTCACTTTGCTGACATCGGCATAGGTGTAGGAGGCAGTCAGCGTTTCCGATCCGGTAAGGGTGCCGCTTGCCAGCACGGCTATCGCGCCGGAACCGTAGTCCAAGGAATAATCCTTGTCCTTCGTGAGAGAAGTCCCTTCCGCAGTGGTCAGCACAATGGCGGAAACGCCGCCATGAGCCAGCCGGCCGGAGCCCTTTACAAGGGTCACCTTTTCTTCAGAAGCGGAGCTGGTATGCGTCTCCGGATCGAAAACGTTTATGCACACCAGAGGCTTCACCTTGTAGCGTTCCAGCATCAGCAGGGCCGCTTCGTACAAGGGATAGTCGGTGTACTTTTCGTCATCACGCGGAGCGCCGAAGGCCGCCACGAATTCCGAGAGGGTGTAGATGAGCTTGGGCTCGTTCACAGGAGGAACGACCTTGCCGCCAAGCGAATGCACAGGAGCAATGCCCACCAGTACAGGCAGCGTAGAGGTGGCTTCAATAGTGGAAACCAGCTTCGTATCCGCCTCATTGACAAAAGCGCCATGTTTGTACGCCATAAAAACCTCCGGGCTATTCCCAGCCCTTGAATTCAAATCTCACCAAAATGTACGCTTCCGCGTAGGGCGATACCTGCTCATCGGGCCGCCACCAGGGAACGATGCCCTTTTCCGTTTCGGCAAGGCGAAAACGGCGTTCCAGCGGAGCGCCCTTCAGGGCAAGCAGGCTATGCCTCACCACCGAAACCAGCGTGAGCAGCTCATTCTCCAGCGCCTCGAAGTCCTCATTGCGAACCGCCAGCCGAATGCCCACATCCACCTGCGAAAGCCCATCGTCTCTTTCTGTCCCGGCCATCACCTGCAGAGAAACGAAAGGCACCCTTTCGAAGATCTCCCTGTCGGTGGGAGGAAGCCCTATCAGCAGGCTGGGAGCAGACTGGACTTCAAGCTCGCTGCCTCTTTCCTTGCGGGAAAGAGCCATGCGGGAAAGAACAGGCTCAAGGTGATCCTTCAGCCCTGTCAGCAGAAAAAACGTACTCATGCCTTTTTCACTCCAAACACTCTCAGTTCGGATTCAAGGTTATTGAACAGCGAATCGCGGCCCATCTCCTGAGTGTCAGGGATGATGTTGTCTGCGTAAACGTGCCACTGAAGGAACGGGCCGTATTTTTCACGGATGCCTCGCTGGCCTTCCATCCGGTAAAACACGCCAAGGTGCTTGCTTTTCATGGCGGCAAGGAACAGCAGGCTCCGCTTGCCAGAAGGCGCATCCTGCCCACGAACCGTGTCATCAAAGGCCCGGCCGCTTCGGCGCAGCCGGTAGCTCAGGTGGCGGCGGTTGCGGGCGAGCACGCCCTTCCTGGGCAGCTCCAAAGGCTCCACATCGTAACGGATGAGAGGGATACGGCCCGAGGCAACACGAACCTCGTGGCCTGCACCCGTTTTCTGTGCTTTTACAGCTCTGGAGATGTACGCAGGCTGAAGCTCCGCTACTCCACGGAGCCGGGTGATTACATAGCGCCGAAGGCTTTTCTGCGTTTGAGCGGCCGCTTTGTCTGCGGCGGCACGCAGCACTCCGGGAAACTGCTCACAACGCTTCTGAAGTTCGGCGGCAGCACGTTTGTCCAGAGAGATCTCCAGCCCTGGAAGCGCCTTGCCAAGGCCGTTCAGCTCACGCAGCTTCACGCCACGGTTCACGTTCCATTCGTCTGCCATGCTTGCCTCACGCGTAGATGCGCTGCAGTTCCACAACCAGCACGCCCATCTCTTCCCTCACGGAAGTCTCTTCCGGGCGCACCTGCCACAATTCATTGTTCACGGTCAC